AGGAATTTCTACAGTTACCAATGTAGATCCTACTAAGTTTTTTATAGGAATTGCTACTGTTGGAAATATTGTAGAATATACCAATCCAGGAAAAAATACTATTTCATATGCAAAAGTTGAAAGTGTATCTAAGAATTCCTTAACTATCTCTGGAGTTAGTAGTGTTACTGGTATATGTGATGGTGGATTACCTTCTGCAGTAGGAGGAATTAATCCATCAAACTTTAAGGTACTTACTTCACAATTCCAATCTTCTACTGATAATAATTTATATACAAAACTACCTAAAAATAATGTTCAAAATGTAGATCTAACAGATTCTCATATTACAATTAGAAAACAATTTGATGTAACTATTACTGATAACTCTACTGCTGCTATTAGCACTGGTAATGCAAATGAAACTTTTCTACCATATGATGAAGAGGATTATTCTTTAATTAGAACTGATGGAACTATAGAACCTTTATCTTCAGATAAATTTGATTTTAATCAGGGATCTACTGAATTAATTATTAATGGATTGGGAACTAATAGTCCTGCTAAATTGATAGCAACATTACGTAAGATAAAAGTAACAGAAAAAATCAAAGAAAAACAAAGAATTAATGTGCTCAATGTAGTAGGATCAGCTACTTCTATATCTGGTATTGGAACCACTACATTAAATGATGGACTTACTTATAATACTGTTTATGGAACTAGAGTTCAGGATGCTGAAATTTCTTTAAATGTTCCTGATGTTACTAAAGTATTGGGAATATATGAATCTAATAATGTTAGTGCTCCAAAATTACCAATATTAACTTTCTCTACAATTAACAGTCCTACAGGAAAAACAGGAGATATTTTAATTGGTGAAACAATGATGGGATATACTAGTGCAGCTCGCGCAGTATATGTTAGTAAAGAAAGTGATTCTGCTATTCAATTTACTGATTTAAATAATTTTAAATTCCAAGTTGGAGAACAAGTTCTTTTCTTAGATTCTAATATTACTGCTACTATAGGATCTTATACTGCTGGATCTCATGAAATAACTGATGAATTTACTTATGATGATGGACAAAGAAATACAATTTATGATTATGGTAGATTAATTAGAAAACCTGAATTTGATGCTCCTGTAAAATCTTTAAAAGTAGTATTTGAATCAGCATTTTATACAGCATCAGATGATGGTGATATTACTACTGTCAATTCTTATGATAATTTTAGGTATAAAAATTTACCATCAATTAATAATACAAGAGTAAGTGATATTATTGATATAAGACCTAGAGTTTCTGATTTTTCAGGTACTTCACGTTCTCCTTTTGAATTTTTAGGTAGAAGTTTTACTGCTGATGGAAATTCAGCTAAAAATATCTTAGCTTCTGATGAATCTAGTTTATTGGGATATTCTTATTATTTACCAAGATATGATAGAATTTATTTAAGTAGAGAGGGGTTATTTGAATTAGTTACAGGAAATCCTTCAGACAACCCAGAATGGCCAAATGTAATTGATGGGAGATATCAGATGAGTGATATTGGTAGGTTAGAGAATAGAATTGAAAATTTAGAGTTTTACACTTCACTATCTTTATTAGAAGATAAAACTTTGAATATGCAGATTGCTGATGTAGATGGATTGAATAGATTTAAATCTGGATTCTTTGTGGATGATTTCTCAGACACAGAGCATCAACTTAAGAAGACAATAGTAAAGAATTCCATTGACTATAAAAATGGAGAATTACGTCCATCTCCTTATACTACAGAACTTGATCTTAAATTAGACTTGAATAGTGCTAATGGAGTCACTCAAACTGGTAGGGTATTAACTTTAGATTATGATAATGTAGAATATGTTAATCAACCTTTTGCTACAAGAGTTGAGAATGTTACTCCTTATCTTGTAAATTACTATAGTGGAACTATAGATTTCCTTCCATCATCTGATGTATGGGTAGATGAAGTTGTACTTACTGCTAAGAATGAAGATCTTACTACTTATACTGAAGATAAAGAACAGTTAAGTGTTTCTGAATTTGATTCAAGGACTGGATATGGTCCAGTAACTTGGGGTGGTTGGAATGAGAATTGGTCAGGAAATACAGGAACTGCTACTAGAATAGCAACTAAGAAATTAGTTAAGGAGACATTTAGTACTAAAAATGAAGGTCCTAAGGTAGTCAACACTCAACT